CGCAGAGAAGTTCAGGATCAAGTGGTAAAAGTGTATCCTGGAGCAAAACTCTGGAATTACCAAGTTTCAAAACATGAACAAGGAGAACCACTCCTCCAAATCGGAGGATCAACGTACTAGGGATTTAGAGAAGAAAATAGAGAACTTAGAAAAGATTATAGATATGACTATAAAGACTAGGGAGCATGACAAAAAGTTTGGAAAGTATGAAATGATGTAGGAGGTTTATTATGTCAGACAACATTTATCTAGGTAATCCCAACCTAAAAAAAGCAAATGTAGCTCAAGAGTTTACTCAAGAGCAAATACTTGAATTCTATGCTTGTAGAAACGATCCTATCTATTTTGCTAAAAAATACGTTAAGATTGTTAGTTTGGATGAAGGTCTGACACCCTTTAAACCATATCACTTTCAAGAGAAGTTAATTAAGAATTTCCATGAGTCTAGATTCAACATCTGTAAGATGCCTAGACAGACAGGTAAGTCTACTACTTGTGTATCTTACCTTCTACATTATGTGGTATTTAATGATAGTGTTAATGTAGGTATACTAGCAAACAAAGCAGCCACTGCTAGAGAACTGCTAGGTAGATTGCAAACTGCTTATGAGAATTTACCCAAGTGGATGCAGCAAGGTATCATATCTTGGAACAGAGGAAGTCTAGAATTGGAGAATGGTTCTAAGATTCTTGCTGCTTCTACATCAGCATCTGCTGTTAGGGGTATGTCATTCAACATTCTATTCTTGGATGAATTTGCGTTTGTTCCTAACCATATTGCTGACTCATTCTTCAGTTCAGTTTATCCTACTATTACCTCAGGTAAGAGCACTAAAGTTATCATAGTCTCTACGCCTCATGGTATGAACCACTTCTATAGGTTGTGGCATGATGCTGAAAGAGGAAAGAATGAATATGTACCAACAGATGTTCATTGGAGTGAAGTTCCTGGTAGGGATGAGAAGTGGAAAGCATCTACTATTGCTAACACCTCAGAAGCACAGTTTAAAGTTGAGTTTGAATGTGAATTCTTAGGATCTGTTGATACTCTTATTTCACCTAGTAAATTAAGAGCATTAGTTTATGATGAACCACAAACTAGAAGTGCTGGATTGGATGTATATGAAGCATGTCAAGAAGACCATGATTATGTACTTACTGTTGATGTAGCAAGAGGAGTGGGAGGAGATTATTCTGCTTTTGTTGTAATTGATATTACAGAGTTCCCTCATAAGGTAGTTGCTAAGTTTAGAAATAATGAAATTAAACCTATGATATTCCCTAATGTTATATGGGAAGTAGCAAAGAGTTATAATGATGCTTTTATTTTATGTGAGGTAAATGATGTAGGAGACCAAGTTGCTGCTATTCTTAACTTTGATTTGGAGTATGAAAATCTATTGATGTGTTCTATGAGGGGTAGAGCAGGTCAGATTGTAGGTCAAGGATTCTCTGGCAAAAAGACTCAATTAGGAGTCAAGATGTCTAAGACTGTAAAGAAAGTAGGTGCTCTTAACTTAAAGACTTTGATAGAAGAAGATAAACTTTCTTTTAAAGATTATGAAATATTGAGTGAACTAACAACCTTTATTCAAAAGCACAATTCATTTGAGGCAGAAGAAGGATGTAATGATGACCTTGCCATGTGTCTTGTCATATATGCCTGGTTAGTAGCACAAGATTACTTTAAGGAACTTACTGACCAAGATGTAAGAAAAAGATTGTATGAAGAGCAGAAGAATCAGATAGAACAAGATATGTCTCCATTTGGTTTTATTATGGATGGATTGGATGATGATACTTTTGTAGATGAGGAAGGTGATACTTGGACAACAATGGATAATGGAAGTTTAGAACTAGATAGATTAGCAGGAACTCCTGGTTCTTGGAATACTGATGAATATGGAGATAGATCTTTTATGTGGGAATATAGGTAGTGGAATTAGATAATCAAATAAAACTTGGACACCTATTACTCTCTGATAGGAAGTGTAGAGTATGCGGAGAAACTAAAAATTTAATAGATGGTTTTTATTTGACTAGGAAAGATAGAGGAACATTAGCATCAGCATATTCTTATGAGTGTAAAGTATGTACTGTAAGAAGAATTGTAGAAACTAGAAAGAAACAAGAACCTCATACAGATTGGATATATCCAGATTGGTAGTGTTCATGGATTGTTTCCCCAATGAAAACATAGAAAACAATAAATATTTTCAGATAAACTGAGACTCGGAGACAGACAACATGGCGACTCCTCAATTATCTCCAGGTGTATTAACCAGGGAGGTTGATTTAACTGTAGGGAGAGCAGAAAATGTATTAGATAATATTGGGGCAATCGCTGGTCCATTTGAAATTGGCCCTATTGACGAAGCTACTGACATCACTACAGAAAACCAATTGATCAATACTTTTGGTAAACCAATTAGTACTGATGCACAGTATCAATATTGGATGAGTGCTTCATCTTTCCTTTCATATGGTGGAGTTCTTAAAGTAGTAAGAACTGATGATGACGACCTAGTTAATGCTAATGGCAATAGATCTCATCAAACTGTAGTTACTGATCTTAAGATTAAGAACTATGATGACTATGTGGCAAACTATGCTGGTGTAGGTCAGACATTTGGTTATGCTGCTAAGACACCTGGTACTTGGGCAAACAATCTTAAGGTTTGTGTAATTGATAATGCTGCAGACCAAACACTAGGAATAGGAACAACTGCTGGTATTGCTGTTGGACAAGGTGTAACAGTTTCACTTACTAACCAACTTATAGCTGGTGTTGGTGATACTTCAGAATTTACTGGATATCTTAAGGGTATTGTTACTGGTCTTGGAGCAACAACTGTTGATGTTAAGATAACAAATAGGGTTACATCTGCTGGAGTCTCAACTGATATTACTTATGCTCAAGGTGATCAGGCAAGATCAATAATAGATGGTAATAGTGTTAGCTTTATAAATTCATCTGCTGTAGGTATTGCTACCTTTGCTTTAGTTGGTGGTAACTATGCTAAAGACTGGTATGATGAGCAAACACTTGGTCTTACCAACTCTACTGTTTATTGGAAATCTATTTCTCCTAGACCACTCACTACCAATTGGGCATCAAATAGATCATCTAAGAATGATGGACTTCATGTTGTAGTTGTAGATGACCTTGGAGATGTAACTGGTATTCAAGGTAATATCCTTGAGAAGAGTTTAAATCTTTCTAAAGCAACTGATGCAGTTTCTTCAGAAAATGCTCCTCAGAAGATTTACTATAAGGATTACTTAGCACTTTACTCTGATTATGTTTATGCTGGAGA